GATGATCCCAAGCGCTCTACCCGTATCTCGCTGCAATGGGCGAAGGATATGATTAAGCTGTGGGGGCGCGATCACCCCTACGTGCTCGTCAACGTCCTTGGCCGCTTCCCACCGTCATCATTCAATGCGCTGATCGGCCCCGACGAAGTACGCGACAGCATGAAGAGATACTATCGCGAGTTTGAGCTCGGGCAGTCGGCAAAGGTGCTCGGTGTCGACGTGGCGCTGTTTGGCGACGACCAAAGCGTCATCGCCTTCCGCCAGGGCTTGCAGATGCTTTCGTTCAAGAAGTACCGCAACCTGCAACCAAGCCAGGGCGCCAGCATCGTCTCTAGGGAGTGGAAGGACTACGGCGCCCAGGCGGCGTTCGTGGACGCGACCGGCGGCGCAGGAGCCGGGTGGGTCGATGGATTGATGCTGCTAGGCCACGCGCCGATCGGTGTGCAGTTTGCCGGCCACGCGCACGAGAGCCAGCGTTACGCGAACAAGCGGGCGGAAATGTATTTTGATGCGGTCAACTGGATCAAGCGAGGCGGGGCACTTCCACCAGACGACAACCTGCTCGCCCAATTGACCGCGACGACCTACACCTACGAAAAGCGCGGCGATAGGTTCCTGATCGAGCCAAAGGAAATGGTGAAGGCGAAACTTAACGGCAATTCTCCGGACGAAGCCGATGCTTTCATTTTGACATTCGCGGAGCCGGTACAGCCGGCGGACGTGCGCGGCAGGCCGCGCCACCAGTACGCCTACGATCCGTTCAAGGATTCCGGCAGGGGCGTCGATGGACCGGCCAGCAAATTTCTTTACGATTACGATCCGTATGCAAATTAGGGGAATGTATAATGAGCGAGCGCCACAACATTTTTCTTTTGACCAAGCGGCTAGAGCGCTTGGAAGAGGACCATGTGAAGTTGCTGCAAGAGATAAACAAACTGCTTGCGCGCGTCGAAGATTTAGAAAAAAATCAACCCCTTACTCTTTCTACCTTAGCAAGCGGGAAAGCATAGGCAACGGACGGCATTTGTATCCCCCGCCTATGTGCATTAACGTGCGCGTCGTCTTATTCCGTGGCGACACGAGGGGATTTTCTCTATGGCCGCTCCCATTATCCCGAATATCGGCCCTTTAACAGTCCATACACTCAGCGGCACGGAGCTTTTCTATTTCGAGTCGGGGTCGCAAGACCAGCAACGGATCACGGCCGCTGATCTAGCAACCTACATCAGCGGCCTCGGTTTATCCGGAGCAACCGGTGCGACGGGTGCCACAGGAGCGACGGGCGCCACCGGCGCGACAGGCTAATAAATGTCCGGCCCTCCAACGATCTATAATATCGGACCGGAGACCGTTACCTCATTATCCGGCGACGAGTTTTTTCAATTCCAAGCTGAATCACAAAGCGTCAAGCAGCTCACCGCCTCTAATCTTAAAGCTTACGTCGGCACTTCGACCGGCGCTTCCGGACCAACCGGCGCAGGCGGACCTACAGGACAGACGGGTGCCGCCGGACTTACCGGAGCAACCGGTAGCGCAGGAGCCACGGGTGGCACTGGCGGTACACTCACAGGCTCGACCGGAGCTACAGGACAGACCGGATCAACCGGATCAACCGGCCCAACAGGCAGCACAGGACCAACGGGCCCATCCGGCGGAGTAACCGGGACCACCGGCGCGACAGGTGCGACAGGTGCTACGGGTGCCACCGGGGCCACGGGTGCAACAGGTGGCACCGGACAGACCGGAGCCCAGGGGATACAAGGCAATCCAGGATCATCGATAGTAGGACCGACCGGCGGGACGGGCGCCACCGGGCTTACCGGGGCCGCCGGAGCAATCGGCCCGACAGGTGTTGGGCAAACCGGCGCGACAGGCAACACCGGGAATACGGGTCAGACCGGCGCCGTTGGCAATCCAGGAAATACCGGTGGGACAGGCGGCACAGGCGGGACGGGCGCAACCGGAGCAACCGGCCTAACAGGTAACACCGGAACTACTGGATCAACCGGATCCACCGGCGCTACAGGCGCTACCGGTCCAACCGGACCATCTGGTGCCCCAACGGGAGATACCGGGGCGACCGGATCAGTCGGTCCGACAGGTCCGGCGGGCGGCCCTACAGGTGATACAGGAGCCACGGGAGCCACGGGTGCTACGGGCGCCACCGGGTCGACCGGGGCTACTGGCACTACTGGACCTACAGGGGCGACGGGAGCCACAGGGTCAGGAGCAACGGGCGCGACCGGGAACACCGGGACCGCGGGCGCAGTAGGAGCTACCGGACAGACAGGGCGGACCGGGTCGACAGGCGCGACCGGGACTACCGGGAGCACTGGAAGCACCGGAGCCGGGACCACAGGCACTACCGGGTCAACGGGCGCGACCGGAACAAGCGGCTCTAATCAATTCCCGCAGAGCATCCATTCTGCCAACTACACAACGGTTCTGGCTGACGCCGGCACGCAGCTCTTGCATCCATCGTCCGATAACGTACAGCGCACATTCTCGATCGATAGCAACGCCAACGTGCCCTATCCGATTGGGACGCAGATTATGTTTGTGAATAGGACGGCGGCAAATCTGTTGATTGCCATCGTCTCCGACACCATGATCTTGTCTGGAAGCACCAGCACCGGCACGCGCACGTTGACGCAGAACGGCATAGCGATAGCCGTGAAGGTTGAGACAACAACCTGGATCATCTACGGAGCGGCCGGCACCAAGTTTAGCGTCCTTACATAGAGGAACGAAGCCCATGTCATTTATCTCGAGCCTGTTTGGTGGCGGAGCGGCACCACCGCCGCCTCCTTTGCCTCCCCCGCCTCCGCATCCGGCGACGATGGCGAGCACAAGCGTGCAGCAGGCCGGCCAGCAGGCAGCTTTGGAAGCAGCAGCAGCGAGCGGCGCAGGATTTAGCGATACGATAAAGACCGGGTCGCTTGGCGCCCCCAAGCCAAACACGACGCGGGGCTCGGAAACGCTAGGCTCATAGCAATGTCGTTCGCCGCACCCCGCATGGCTCTGCCAATGCAGCCCGCAGCGAGTACGGCGGCATTTTCGCAATTTCTCGGCACGAGTCCGTCACCGCCGGCCGCGCCGATTACGCCGCCGAACACATCGTCCGGGGCCAATACGGAGATCGTCCATAATGCCGCGCACGAGCGCATGACGATGGGCGAACCGAAAGACGCAACGCCGCCGCCGCAGTTCACTTCGCCGACGGGCCAAAAAACAATGCTAGGGCAATAGATGGCGGAGCAAGCAACAGCCACGGCAGCCTATGAGGACATGGGGGCTTCGACGCTATCGAAGCAGCCTCTAACCGCGCCTGACAAGCTCGACAAGATGAACAGCTCGTGGAGCACGTTCTTTCTCCATTGCGAGCAGAGATTGGGGATGCTCCGCAACTGGCGCTACTCGTGGTGGGCGCATTGGGCCAGGCTGGCGGAGTTTTTTTTGCCGCGGCGCTATCACTGGCTAGTAGTCGCCAATCGCATGTCGCGCGGCAATCCAATCAATGACGCGATCATAGACTGCACGCCGACGCTCGCCGTCAATATCTGCTCAAGCGGATTGTGGACCGGCATGACTTCGCCGTCGCGCCCTTGGTTTGCGATCGAAATTGGTCTGCCCTGGCTGGAGTTGGACAATGAAGGAAAGGCTTGGCTCGAGGATACGCAGAAGCGTGCGTACCAAGTTCTTGCCCAAAGTAATTTCTATCAGACTATGGCGCAGGCGTTCCAAGACGTTGTCGTTTTCGGAACAGCCCCGCCGATCGTCTATGAAGATTACGAGGATATCATTCGGCTCTACCTGCCGTGCGCCGGTGAGTATTACTTGGCGTCGGGCGGGCGGCTAGACGTCACCGATCTCTATCGTGAGTTCACCTTCACGGTAAAAGAGATCGTCGATATGTTTCAGCTTTCCAATTGCCCGGCCGAAGTAAAAAAGATGTGGGCGCAGGGCGGAGCATCCCTCGACAACGAATTTGTCGTCGCCCATTGCATCGAGCCGAATTTTGCCGTGGCGAGGCAGCAGGGCGGCGACGAAGAGGTGACGATCGTCCCCGGCATGTTCGCTTACCGCGAGCTCTACTGGCTCAAAGGGATCAGGACAGCGCAACCGTTGAGCAAACGCGGCTTCCACAAAAAGCCGTTCATGGTCGCGCGCTGGAGCACGGTGTCGAATGACCCTTACGGGCGCTCGCCGTGCATGGACGCGCTTGGCGACAACAAGCAGATCCAGCTCGAGACCCGCCGCAAGGCCGAATTTATCGATAAGGGTGTGCGCCCGCCAATGGGCGCCAACGTCGAATTAAAGAACGAGCCATCGTCGATCATCTCAGGGATGATTACCTACATGAGCACGGAGGGCGGCAAAAAAGGATTCTGGCCCCTGTTTGAACCACAGGCGCAATGGCTGGCCGGGATCACCGCCGACATAGACAAAGTCTCCGCACGCATAGAGCGCTGCCTCTTCGTCGACGTGTTCATGGCGATCACGCGCATGGAAGGTGTGCAGCCACGCAACGAGCTGGAGCTCACGAAGCGCGACCTGGAGCGCTTGCAGCAACTCGGGCCCTTCATCACGCTATTCGAGAACGAATTTGGCAATCCGTTCTTTGAACGGCTGCTCGACATTATGACCAGGCGCAAAATCCTTAAGCCCATGCCCAACTCGCTCAAGGGCGTCCCGCTTAAGATCAAATACACCTCGATCATGCGCCTGGCGCAGCAATCCGCCGAAGCCGTCGGCATGAAGGATTTTTTCGGCACTATGGGCGGACTGTCGTCCGCGGCCAAGGCAGCCGGCGTTCCCGATCCGCTGCGTATCGTCGACCTGGACAAGTCGGGACGGCGTTTCGCAGAAGTGACCAATTTCCCGACCGATTGCCTGTTCACCGACAAGGAAGTGGTACAGCACGACAGGATCCGCCAGAACGCACAGCAACAGGCGCAGGTGCCTGGACAGGCGATGGCCGCGGTCAATGCTGCCAAGACACTCTCGGACACGAATGTCGGAGATAACAACAGCGCCCTGGCGCAACTGCTAGGTGGAGGCGGAGCCGGCGGCGGTGGCTTAGGTGGCTGACGATGTTTGCCATGCGCGCATTTGCTCTCGCGACCTTGGCCTGTAATCCTCCGGCCTATTTTGCAATGCGCGAGATGGCCTACTGGCGTCACTATTTGGCGCCAGGATCATGTCATTGGGCGGCGTTTCGGTTTGTGTATCCGATATGATTGAGAAAAAAGAAAAGACTGAGGTCGGCTACACCCCGGTCGCGGCGATGAAGAGCGAACGCTGCGACAAGTGCAAGCATTTCAAGTCACTCTACAATAGGTGTGAGCTGGTCAAGGGACAGATAATGCCGGGCGCCTGGTGCAAGCTATTTGAGGCTCATTGAGCTTGCCCATTTACCTTAGCTTTGTGCTCGCCGCACCACTTATTGTCCTGTGTCGGCGGCCATCCGGCCACATTCATAATACCCTCCGGTCTCTGAATGTAACCAAGCGTAGGACGTCCGGCATGGCACTCTCCGTAGCCAGGACGTAGCGGCTCGCGGATATAGAATTTACAATTGCCGCATGTGTCAGCCATTGGGCCACACCTTTTCTATCGCCAAGAGGACGTTGTCGATCGTGATCCCGGCCATGCAGGCGTGCTTCGGCTCTTCGTAAACCTGTCCGGGCGGATTGATACACGGGCCGAGCGGCATCCGAGAGATTTTAGGATCCTCGCGGAAGCAAGGCTGACACTCGAGCCCTAGGCTTATATTTGTATTGCGCGGGTAGCCTGCGGCCGTAGCCTGGGTCGATCCCCACAGAATAATGGCGGGCGTGAAGCCGCGCACTCCCCATGCGATGTTGGTCAGATGGTTTGTCCACGAGTCGACCCCGACATGAAGGCTTGCCCCCGCCATTAGGTCGATCGAGACATTCAGGGGCATTCCCATGAATGTAGGATCAGCATTGAGAACCTTTCTGTCTGTCGCGCTGCCGATCTGATAAAATGAAATGTCCGGACGCTTCGCGACCACCTCTTCCCATCGTTCCGTCGGCCAATTCTTATAAGCCGACCACCCGGCCTGCGGATGGATGGTCGCATAACGTGAGGGTAGTTTCAGCACTTCTGGAAGATTTTGGCTAGGTTGCAGTAAGAGGTGAGGAATGTAGTCAAGATCGATCCCCATTTCGGCTGCAAAATACTGGATCAAATGCTTTCTCATGGGCTTGTACGGGTAGCCATCTTGCAGCGGATAGCCGATCAGATTGATGACCTTTTCGTAGTCTCGTTGCCTCTGCTCCAGGGCTTCCGCGGGAAAGCCGCCGTCGATTCCGGCCTGTTTCATCAGGCGTTGCAGGCTTGTCCCAAGCGTAGCGTTGCAGAAATAATGAATGTCGTGGTCCGGGTGCTTTTGCTTGAGCAACGGGACCAGCGCCAGCGTCATAATGATATCGCCAATAGCTCCTGGCCGGTGCAGGGCGATCTTACGTCTTTCGGATAGCTTAACCTGCGTCGCGGTCAGGCGGCGATCGCCAAGCTTCGCTTCGCTCTTGCCCCTCTTGCGGATGACAAACTCGATCGCCGACTCGCCGATAGGCGTCCGCGTCTGGTCCTGGCGCTCCAGGCCGTAGCGGTGGGTGCCGGTTAATTGCTCAATCTTGATGAGGTCGGCGACATCTCCCAACAGAAGGATCATCGATAGGAGGTTGTGGGAGTTGGGGCTCCAGGAATTAGGCTTGAAAACCGTGAACGTGCCCTTGTGATCGGAATTGAAGGTGCTCGGGAAAACCCCCTGCTCGTACATATCCTCGTCAGGCACGGTCACGATCAGGTGCCCGCCAGGCTTTAGTATCTTGAGCCAGTTTCGCAGGCCCGTTAGCGGGTCGTGAAGATCCTCGAGACAGTGGGAGGCATGGACAAAGTCGAATTGTCCTTCCTTGCAGCCCTTCATGTCTTGGGCGTCGCCGTCCTCGCGATCGTAGGACAGGCAGCTCTCCATGAGCGGAAATAGCTCGATATACTGGCCTAGCGGGTCATTGCCGGCGCCGATATCGATCCCGTTGCCGCGGAAGTAGCGGGTAATGAAGTTGGAGTCGTGCAGGCGGCGTTGCACCGCCTTAGAAGTTTCGTGCATGGGCTAATCCGAATATACGAGGTTAAGACGGGGCTCGAGTTTTACTAGCGAAGCCATGGCATTGTTCGCCAGGCGCTCGATCATGTCTGTCGGCGTATTTTTCCCGGCCAGTAATTTCAGGTTGGCTTGCAGGCTTTCAAGATAGTGTCCGGACCAATAGGCGTTGACGGCAAACTCGTCGCGCACGCCGTAATGGTAGATCCAGGGCTCGATAAAGAGCCCCTGCGGTATAGCCAGATCCATGCCGCGGCACGCGGAATCCATACCTTGCTTGTTTCTGCCTAGTTTTCGGCAGAGAAATGCCATGGCGTGACAGGCTTCGGCGCGGGACGGCAACGTCTCCTGGGCACGAATGAAAGCCGCACAGGCGGTGTTAAATTCAAACTCTCCGCCAAGTCTTGTGCAACAACGGATAGCCTCAAACAGAGAAACGTACACTTGTTGGTCCCAAAACCCCATTTTTGAACAAATTAGGTAGTTTTGTAGGGCCTTTTCGTAATTCATGCAGTCCCGATAGCTTTGGGCCAAGTAAAACTGGTATCTAGCCAGCAAATAAGGGGTTTTTTCAGTTTTTAAGGCTTTTTCTAGAATCTCGGCATCTTTTTGGAATTTTTGCGGATCTGCGTTGCGAGAGCCCTCAATGCTGGCCTTTATCGTCAATCCAAGCTCGGTTGCGCGCGTAGCTGTCGGTGGTGCCTCAAG